TACATTTCGGCACTGATTCATCAACTCTTCTTTCAAAACTATCATCAACCCGTAGAGGTGCATAAGTGACTCATTGCCCATGAAGTCCTCACCGGTCATAGGATAACCTTCGCGAATTGACTTATTCACATTTTGCTTAATCTGTGCTGCGTCTCTATTACTTACGAACACGGTCTTATCATATACCTGACGAATCAAGTCTATGACGGGAGGCATCTCAAACTGATCCAATCCGTCATCATACTGACCGCTCCAGATGTATGCCTTAGGGAACACGAACTTACAATAGACTGTATCGGTGATCATGAACCTTAGCGGTTCTGCCACGGCATCACGTAGGTCGGATTCTGCCGTGTAGAGCGTATGCGGCGCAACGATGATTTCCTCTTCTACGATGTCATCGAACTTATAGGTGATTGTGTTCGGTGTGTATTCATCAGCACCACCGAATCCGATGAAGTCCCCCTGAATAATACCCCCGACCCGTGGTAGATAGTCGAAGCACTTATGCAGAATTGTTGCAACCTCTCCCGTGTGGTTCGCATCGATGTCCTGATGCGATTCGTTGATTTTGATCTTTACTTTGTTGAATACGGATTTGGTCCCCACAAAGAACTCACCCGATGCAGGATTAGTCCCCCAAACGATTGCCGGAGCACCATCAATCTTCACTGATAAATCACCCTTCAGTTTGAGAGATACTAAAAACGAAGTATCTCCGGTGAGGATTGTATCTTCGGGATGTTCGATGTGGAGGTTTTTTGTCATGTTGTGAATTAGGATTTTGAAGGATTAGAGGGAGGTTTATATCATGCGAGGCGCATACCGTTCCGGAACTCAGTGGTATGGAATTCGGTGCCAGTCCAGAGACGGACGAACCACTCAAAGTTTTTCTGGAATACGCCTTCGCCAGAATAACCGAACGCATCACAGAGAGCGTTGAGACGGGATTTGGTGGTGACAGACTGCCAACCGCCGTCGTAGAGTTTCATTGAATCTTCATCAACCTCAGCGATCAGGTTGCCGTGGAGATAGACCTTAGAGATGCCGTCCTCTGTCAAAACGCTGGTGTTGCCGGAGGTCCAGTTCTGGTTCGCCTGGACTGCGACGTTCATCTGGGTTTCGATCTTACGCATGAGAAGAGAGAAGGTTTAGAGCGTGTGGCGGGCGTTGTCCCCTCCACTTCTATACAATACACGGTTTTGAGGGTCGTGCCAAAATCGTGTGGCACTAGTCCGACTGTCACATGCGGTCTATGCTGCGCTGGATTTGGTCGTTACGCTCTTGCATGATCTGCACCATATCAGAATCCAACAGATCGATGAGGAGGTTGGCACCCAACAAAATAACAATGGCAGAAAGACAAATACGCATGAGTTTGTGTTACTTAAGGTTTGCTTTGTTGATGACTGTAACCCATTCAGTCGGGGGTGATAGTTTGTTGGATACCTTTACCCAACGACCTTTGAACTTAACGATGGTGAATTTCATAGGTTTGAATTGAACTCATTGTGACAATCAGCAACGAAATCTACAAGTTCTTCGGTACAATCAAGACCGAAACGATCGCATACCCAATCGATTGCCCCTTCCAGATCAGGCATCATTTCCAGCATGTACTGAGAGAGGTCTGATGCGATCATCTCTTTGAGTTGGCGCATGTCGCTCTGCATGGCATAGGTACAAGGGTCGGTGTAGGTCTGCATTTGGTTGATTTCTTTCACCCTTCTACAATACACGATTTTGGACCCTGTGCCGAAACCTTGTGCCACCTCTCCGATCGTCCACGAGCAGCTGACCTGAGTATTACTTAGTCTCCACTAATTCCTGCTGTTGTAACATTAGTTGCTCCTCTGTAACCTCATCCACACAGTCTTGAATCATGGTGTAGATGTAATCTATCTGCCCAACATCATCAAAGATACGTGCAACAAGTGTAGGATCATTTACCTCAATATCATAATCAACCTCACCATTTTCATCCTTCATATGAATATCTTCCTTGGTATAAATCCATGCGGCACATTCTGCATCTTCTCCCTGTTCTTTGATCATACTATTAACACGGTCTTGAAGTTGCTTGAGAGTGTAGTTCATGATTTGAATGAAGTGAGGTGAGTGTTACTTAGTCTCTCAATTATCAGGGAATTGTGCAAGTTTGGCATCGGCAAGTGCTGCTACCATAGTCCAGACCTTTTCTCCACTAATAACATTTTCGGCACAAATATATTCTACTGAATCCTCAACGATTTCAAGGACTTCAATTGCTTGCATTTCAAGTTCGGTCATGGTAGTGTTAGATAGGGTGAATGAGTGAGTGTTACTTAGTAGTCTGTATTTCCTTCAATATATTTTTCTACATTAAACTTCTTATCATCTTCTCCCTCTTCTTTATATTCAATCACATCATAAATCTCACCTGGCATATCATTAATCTCAGAGAAAATGTCAGTGTCGAAAGTGTCGTAATCCATTTTGAAGAAAATTGTTTGACTTGAAACTACAATACACGATTTTTGGGTCTGTGCCGAAACCTTGTGACACTAGTTCGATTGGCACAAGACAATACTTTAAAGTGTGCCAATCTACAAACTGACACACTAGTAGTTGCTTACAAGTTCTTCCATGCTAACTTGAACATTCTCATCACCTTCTAGACCTAGAACTTCATTCCAGTCATAGGATTTTAGGTCTAGATCTTCATAACACTCAATTTCTAGTGTAACACTCACAATGCGTTTATGTGCGTACATGTGTATCTCGTGTGATGTTTACGTATTATATCATGCGTAATGTCTATATGCAAGATCTTGATAGTCTGTGCTATCGCGTGCATACTCATCATCTAGATCATATGTGTATTGTGTATCATGATGTATATGCATCTCGTCGAGCATATACATCTCGTCGCGAGTATCATGACATGATGTCTCGTAGTCCCACATGTAGAATGTCTCGTAGTCGTTCATGATTCTTGGCGAGATATCTAGTGTATGATTATATCATGTAATCTCGTTCTATGTCAAGTGTAAGATCTAGACGAGATTTATAATCAATATATTTATACTATAAGATGTCTTTATGTTACATTTTATGTCTCGTCGAGAAAAATTTCGCGCCCCGTGGGTTGACAAACCGCGCTCTCCATGATACGCTCGCTAAACTTGCATAAGATCTGATGTTTAGAAGATACTATACTCATAGTTTTCCACAGATAAACAACTAATATCAGGGTTTATCCACACAAATAATACACTTTTCCACAACCTTGTTAAAAAAGAGTTTTATATTTATAATCATATTTAAAACCTATTTTTTAATGTATTCTGTATCAATGGATACACTTTTAATTGAATTCCAGTGCCTGATGACTCCTGCCACAATAAAGACATTCGTCAACAGATAAGTCAGTAATATACCCGTTCTTAGAATACAAATAATATTATCATATCTCTCAGTCTTTTCATCATTAAAACTACCCAGAGTATACTTCCATACCTTAACTATCTCATTCATTATCATTCACCATTTGTAGATAGGACACTCACTTACCTTGAACTTAACCTTATGTTCTAACCAACAACCACAGTGTTTACATCTATTGTGTCTCATACTATAATACTCACACTTCTTACATATATCCAATCGTTCTTTTTTTAATTCATCACTTGCGAATACTTCTCCTGGTGATAGATTTAATACACCATCCTTGACCACTTCAAATGTAAACTTTGCAAGACTCTTTCCTTGTTCCTTAATTGTAGGAAACTCTTCCCCCTGGGGATGAGCACTCTGTGCGTCCTTATTATCATCCATTGTAATTTGCCAGATGAAACCAACCTGTTGCAATATACTTTGTTCCTTCTAATACTAACCCTCCTCTATGGCAATGTGTCATACCTGCTGGCCATATTAATAACTTTCCCTTCTCAGGTTGTATTCTTTTCTTATAATATAGGAACTCTGTTTCTCCGCCCTGATAATCATCATTCAAATAGATCATCCATACAAGACAACGATTTGCATGTTCTAATCCTGAGTTCTCATCGTGCCAGACATGATAACCACCACCGGCAGGAGTCTTCTGTATCTTCTGTGAAAGTGAATACATTGGTACAGTCTTTAGATGACCAAATACATTTACATATTCATCAAAACATAATTGTAATGTTTCATTCAGTAATTGTGAATGATTATCTTTCATTGCAGGATTCATCTCTGCCAAATCTAATGCCCAATCAAATCGTCCGGCATTACTGTTCTCAAATTGATCATCTTCACAGAAGACTGCATCAATATCCTGATAATAATCAAAAGACTTAATAACACCATCACAAAACTTGGAATCATATACATTAGAATATGTTCCTATAAAATCATTGTATTCACCTTTGAGTTCAATTGTTTCCATTCAAATACTCCTTCAGTTCTGAGTTCTTTTCAATAATTGATTGTTTGAGATAATCATAGTGCTCATCATACCATTGTTCGCTATTTGATATCCACTTATCTAATGGACAATCACCAAATGGATCCTTTATCTTATGTGGTAGATAACATCCACAATACTTACATCCTTCTTCGGGTTCATCAAAGTGCTCACATCCATCACAAATTGACCATCTTTCCTTTTGACAGTTCTTTGATGATTCCCATACCTTTCCATCTGATTCCTGTAAAAAGAATTCATCCAGAAAGGCAAATACAATTGTTGCAAGTTTCACATCATTCATCATACTATTATATCATACATTAATGATTCCGCCCTTGAT